AACTATTACGTGTTCGCTCACATTGACCGTGAGGATGGTGGCCGGCGTAAGTTCAAGACCACTGGTAAGTTCCTTGGCGACAATTTGCAGCCAGAGAGCCTGACCAACGTGGTGCTGGAAACGATTTACGACGACACCGAGGCTGACATTAAAGACCGCTATAAATTTGCAGTCCACCGTACTGAGGGCAGTTCACCGGTTAAAACACCAGAGGATATGTTCGACCAGGACATGATTCCTAACAGTTTAAAGGTCGTGGATGATACAATCAGGAAGTATTACAAACCAGTAAAGACAACGAAGGAGAAAAAGTAGATGCCAGCAAAGCTAGTGCAGGAGCAGGATGTTTTAATCCGTCGAGTTTACACTCAGGCCGGTATCAGCATCTGCATGGAAATAGACCTGGAAAAAGAAACCATTAGCATGGTTGACCGCAAGAGTAACGGCCAGTACAAGCCGAAAGACTGGCAGTTTTATGGCCGTGAGCTTGAATACATGGGTGGCTGGCTTAAGATACTCACCGCCATGCAAGCAGCCGTTATTGAGGCAACTAAGGTTTTGGACGCATTTAAGCAGCAAAAAACGGAGGACTTTGCGCTTATGCTCATGAATATTGACAAATCTAAATCATTGAAGGAGAGAGAATAATGGCAGATTCAAAGAAGGCAGATTTACCCGATTGGCTACAAGAAGGTATCGAGGGTTCGGAAAGACAACAAGGTGGTGCTCAAGGCTTTACGCCTGGCGCTCACACAGTCCATATCGGCATGGCCGAGGCAACTAAGGACTCAAAAGACCGAGACATCATCAAGGTGATTGTGCTCGGTGACAACGACGAGGAAGGTGAGAGCACGCTCTGGCTGCACACTGAAGGTGGCGCTAAGATGGCTGTCACTAAGGTCTTAGGTATTCTAGTACACAACACGCCGGAAGATAAAAAGGCAACCATTAGTGAGTTTGGTAAGCGTGTATTCGCTGGCGTTAAAGAGCCTGGCGACGTTAAAGATGGGCTGATGCGTATTCTCAATGAAAAGCTGACCGGCAAGGAAGCATTTATCTTTGCTGAGGCTCAAGAGAAATACGATACTACTAAGTACGTTGACCTCTGGCACTACGACCAGGGTAAGCGTCAACCGGCTGCTACGCCACAGACACACACTGTCGATGGTCTAGGCGAGGTTGAAGATGTGGAATTGGGCGACGATGACCCATTCGCAACCGACTAAGAACATAACATTTAGCAAAGCAGGCGTAACGCTAACGTGCCCGTACTGTGAAAAGCAGGCGACCTATCAGATAGGTAAGCTTGACCGTGATGAGTGGAAAAAAGACAAGTACACTCGTGGCAAATGGGTTTGCAAGGATGACTACTGGAAGCCAGTACACCGAGCAACCACGCCGCCACCAGTCGGGCACTTTCCAAGCCTGGAAAAAGAACAACCGAAAGAGGGCAAATCCGAGCTGGACACTTTACTAGGAATGATAGACTGATGAAACATGGTACCAACGCTTATAGGGCAGTCCACTACTGGATAGCAAAGCAGATGGGTAAGCCGCAGGAATGTGAAAACTGTGGTTGTACTGACGGAGATGTAGCCTATGAATGGGCAAATCTAAGCGGTGAGTATTTACGCGACATATCAGATTGGGCTAGGCTCTGCAAAAGGTGTCACAACTTGATAGACAATCCTTACACTCGTAAAGAATTTTGCAAAAACGGGCACGAGCATACTCAAGCTAACACTCGTATTAGCACTGCCTCGAACGGGGGAGTAGTTTACCAAATCAGAGTGTGTATGGACTGTGCGAGAGAACGTATGAGACAATATCGCCTGAAAAGGGTCGCAACATGAAATGGATAGCGCTTTGTCGTGATATAATCTTAATAGTGCTAGGGTTGATAACCATAGCCGGATTGATTGCTTTCGCTATGAACTGGATTTATCTAGGATGAAACACCAACGCGGCATTACGAACGGTCAGAAATGGCTGTACTGTCCGGTGAATCACATAGTCAGCTGGCACCCAGAAGACTATAACCACAAGTATTGTGCAAGCGAGAGCGTGTTTTTGGAGGAGATGAAATGAAAACACCTCTCTGCTGGATGGGGTTGCATATATACGCACCGTGGTTCGCAAATGCGGCTGGCAGCTTCACGCGACACTGCAAATATTGCTACCACACACAAGTAAAAACATTAGGGCAGATAAGGAGATTCGACCCATGAGTGATTTTAATTACGAGCAGCTTCCAACATCGGTTCTTGAAATGGAGAAAGCACGCATCGAAGAAACTATGGCTATACTAGAGAATAGGCACTATTTGATAGAGGTTGCTCTAGGTAAAAAAGCAGTGGAGGCACAAACATGATTCGTTATTATCACTTCGACCAACGCTCAGAGAAGTGGCACGCTATGCGTGAGGACAAGTGGAGCGGTTCTGTAGCAATTAAATTGCTACAGGGTGCTAAAACACCACCAACTTCTGACCCGACTTATGACAATAAATACATGCAGCGTGGCCGCATACTTGAGCCACTAGCTGCTGAGGCGTATGAGAAAAAGACTGGGCACACCATGTCTCATTTCGGCCTGGTGACTAACTCGAAGTATCCTCACGCCTGCTACTCACCGGACGGCATTGAAGATGACATGGTGGACGAGATTAAGTGCGTAAATGTCGAGAAGCACATGGCTATCGGCAGCGGCGCTATGCCTATTCCTACTGAGTGGGTTGCACAAACTCACTTCGGCATCGTTATTACTGAGCTGCACAAAATCCGGCTGATTCTTTATAACCCAGACGCGGAGACACCGCTATTCATTCTGCCTATCGTAGTACGCGAGGAAACACTGGCAAATATTATTGCCCGACTAATCGCTACAAAGCCAAAGGGTGGTCGTCCGAGCGCCCAGCGTGCTAAGCGTAAGTATGTTGAACAAAACCCTCTTAAGGTACGTGAGAACCGGCGCAGAGCCTACCTAAAAAGCAAGCAGCAGCATGACAGCCAAGGAACGCGCACAACTAAAGCGTAAGCTCTTAGCTATCACCAAGGACTCTAGGGAAAAACTATTACCTATTGCTTATATTGAAGCGAAAATCAACGAGCTGTTTGGCTAAGGTAAGCTTAACCCGTATACTGAACTCATGCACGATGACCAAAACGCGACACTTAACTCTATCGCGAAGGATGTAAAAACGCTCAATGACCAGGTGGGGCGTGTATTCGCTACGCAAAAAGACCAGCAAGCCGATATTAACGTACTCAAGGAATGGAAGCGTAGTACAGAGGTAGCCAAGGAAGCTGTTGCCGAGTATAAGCGCCAGGAGCAACAAGACAAGATGCAAAACTCTAAAGCTTCGGCGTATAATGGTTTGAAGGATATGGTGCCATATATAATTGCTGTACTGGCCGCCATCGCAGCTCTAATTTATGTTCACGCAGCAGGAGGAGGTAAGTAATGGGGTTCAAAGAATTGGTTACGCATCACAAACCAACGGTGCTAAAAATCGCCCTGGTTATTGTAGCTCTTATATTTCTCGGCCTATCTATCGTAGACCTTGCAACCACGCAACATGCTCGTAATCAGCAAGCCGTTCTCGCTCAAGAGGCTGTGCTAAACCACACCAAAACTATTGGTGAAATCCAGCAAGCGGTGAACGAACTTAAAGCCAGTAATGCCGCTGACCACACCGTAACTATCAAATACATTAACTGCGTCCTGGTAGGGATTACCCAAGCCAATCCACCCGACAGTCAGTCAGCCATTCTCGCTGTTTATCAACAATGTCTCGCTAATAGCCAGATTCCAGGTACGCCGGTAAACTAAAATGCACGAGATAGCGCATCTCTGGCACCTTTGGTTTACCTGGTGGGCAATTCACACAGGGACGTATAACGAACCTGGCCCATACTATGGGTTTTTCTCAGGCTTTGGCTCTGACTTAGGTGAGGTTGTTTTACTCGGTGGAGTCATTGGACTTTACCGTAAGCATAACTGTCATGTTACTGGCTGCCCACGCATTAGCCACCACAAGTTTACCGACCAGGAAAATGGTACTGAGTACATGCTTTGCAAAAAGCATTACCGCAAAGTACATCCCGAAATGCCAGCAGAGTTAAAAATCGAGCACCTGCTGCATATCCACGAGAGAAACCAGGGGAACACGTATGAGCATTGAAATTACTAAGCAGAATGAAGTTACCCTAGCCTATCTTGAAAGAGAGCGCGAGCAGTGGCTACCACACTATCATGATGCTCAGGTGGGCAAGCCCGACGCGCAGACTAGGGCTGACTTTTTTATGCACCGGATTGATGCGCTACTCGAAGAACTGATAGTACTGCCAGAGGCTGGCTTGCAATCATGACTATGAGTGGTATGATGAAGGTATCATCTTAACTCGAAAGGAATCTAACTATGTTTAATACAACCAGCAACCTTCTAACACCGAGCGGCCTGACCGCTGACCAAATCAATGAACTGTTGAACGGGGAAGGTGATTTTGAAGGGCTAGGTGAAGCAATTCTGGCTGTTGAAACCCAGTACGGCTATAACGCTTTCGCTTTAATGGCACAAATGCGCCAAGAAGTTGGAGCTAGTGGGCATAGCGAGATTGCTGATAGTAAGCACAACCTGTTTGGTGTCGATGCCTACGACACTAACTCCGACGCAGACGCAAGTACCTTCGATAGCTTCGCTGACAGCGTAGCCAATCAAGGCGTATTCCTAAACGCAGATTATCTGCACCCAGGCGACAAGTACTACGTCTCAGCTACCTGGGCTGGTATCGCGCAGCACTATGCTACTGATGCTAATTACGCATCTGAAGTAGTCGGTTGCATGAACTACTACTACAACCAGTCACTGAGTCTGGCACACGCACCTGCTGCTCCGGCACCAGTTGTAAGCGCAGGCCAAGTAGTTGTTCAGGCCGGACAGAATATGAGCTTAATTGCTACTGCTCACGGTATCACTCTATCTGCACTTGAGGCAGTCAACCCACAAGCTGGACACCCGAACTCAGGTGACTTCAGTGACATCTGGGCTGGTGACGTTCTTAATCTGCCTAACAGTGCCAATCCTACACCTGCTGAGCCAAGCGCGGTGTACGTTACCGTACCACCTGCACCTGCTGGTGACTTGAGCAATCTAGCTGCTAAATATGGCTCTACCATCGCTGATATTGTTTCCTGGAATCAAGCTAAATATCCAACCATTAGCCCTGACAACGTTGATGCCGGTTGGTACATAAGGGTCAAATAATGACCGTCTCTCTTTGGGTTTTAATAGTGCTCGTGGTTCTAGCAGCGTTCGGTGTGATTTACATAATTAAAAAGTAAGGGAGAATTAGTATGGACGAATCAGATAAGCAAAAAGACCTATCGTTCGGTGGCAAAGCCGCAGCAGTGAGTTTTAACCCCAGCTCCGTGCCTGAAGTGGACGAAATCAAAACAGCGGCAGCCAACTTCATTGATGCAATCGTAGGCCCAACAGGCCACAAAGTCCTGCCTGAATTGCAGGAAGCTGGCACGAAACTCGATGGTGAGGTCGTAGCCATGCGTAAATTAGCCCTACGCAAAGCACAAGAGGCTTCAATGTGGGCAGTTAAAGCAGCAACGTATCATCTATAGGAGGGTGACAACATGAGTATCACAGGAAAAGAAAAAGCATTTATAGGCGGTCTAGGAGCCGGTATAACCACGTTTGCCGGTCAGTTGTCCGTTGGTGGCAAATTGGACGCTAAGACCGTAGCATGGAGCCTAGGAGCGTGGCTAGCGACGCATCTATTCGTGTACTACACGACAAACACAGCAGTAGCCAATGGCCCTGCTGATTTGGGTACGCAACTTGGCGCAGTAGTTGACTCAGCTGAGACACCTACTAAGCCTTCTGCATAGCCTGTTTACGCTTTGCTTTTAAGTAGTTCCTTCGCATTTTGTCGAGGGAGCTATTTTTTATGTCCTCATATTCAAGCTTGAATTTGTCTAACATAGATAGTGGCGTAGAGTCGCTACCGAAAGAAAAATCTCCTTAAAGCTTAACCATTATAACACACGTCTACCAAAGACATTGTTTTGCCCCTGGGTAGTAACATAAATCGGACCAGCGTAGGTAACCAGACCACTACTCGTGCTCTGGCTTTGCACGTAGCAGGTATAGGTTGTGGCAGACTCCAGGCTGGTGAACTCCTGAGAAGCGGATGTGCCCGTGCCACCACCACTATAGCTTGCCCCACCATTTATCGAAAAGCTAATGTTTGCATTGGCATCAGTGTCAGCGTACAGCGTAAATGCTGTGTCAGTCGGCGTGCTGGCGCTGAAGCTGGTAATGTCTGCGTAGCGTGGAATGGTCGGCAGCCCCCACGAACCGGAGCCGGAGCTTTCGCCTGACTCGTACACAGAGATAGCGCTGCTCAAATCCAGTGTAGTGTTGCCGCTGCCGTCTGCACCGATGTTAAATGACCCACTGGCAAGCTCAATATCGCGTGTCGCAAAATCACCACTGTAGGCGTGGACTAACCCACCGTTGTTCCACAGCGTGCCGACGTTACTGTTGGTCGAGCCAGCATTAAGCTGAGCGTCACAATCATAAAAGTGGAAGTAAGTCTGCCAGTTAATGGTCGAGTAATTGCCGCCCACGTTCTGACTAGCCAGCTGCCACTGTGTCCAGATATACCCGTAGTACGGGCTATCAATTACGACTGAGTTACCGTTAAATGAGCCAGATGTCGCCATGTGGTTATCCTCTCGCTATGCCAAGGACATCCCAGGTGCTCGAAGCCGAATTATATTCGTAATAAATGTAGTTGAAGGCGTAGCCGGTTGTTGCTGCCGGTAGCGTAACACCACGGCCTACCCAGCCAGCTGCCCACGTAAGACCTTGACCGGTGCCATTGTCTGAGATACGCAGCTCACCTGTCATGCCGTCTTGCGGAGTGTAGGTTGGCAGTTCGATAGTAGCAGCTTCAGCGAGTGCCGTGACACGGTACACCTGTGAGGTCGGTACAATTTGAGCTGAACCGTTAGCGGTTACTACAGAGGTTGGTTGTTGGTAAGAAGTGCCGCCTACTTTTGTGACACCATTAAGGGTGACCGCAGCCGCGAAGGTTGCAGCAGCAGCTACCGCTAATTGGTTAGCGGTGAGGTTTTGTGCGGTGCCAGTACCTAGTAAGTCAGCGACAAATTGGGCGACTAAATTAGCCCATTCTGTGGTCGGCTTAATAACTACTACGTCTCCGGCGCTGTTGCCCAGGTCAGTGTAGCCAGGGGCGAAGCCCGTAATAGTAACGCTCGTACCGCTGGCGGTAGCATAAAACACTTGAGGGCTGGCGATAGTGTTATTTGCTTGCAGCGTACCGGTAGTGACAATACACTCGCCGGTAGGCCAGTTGGTAATGGCATTGACCGGGATAACGCTTGAGCCTATAGAACGGCCAGGAGATTGCACAGTTGCCCGTACAGCCTCGCCATCTCCATCACTACCGACTAATGCTGCAAAATTGCTCATACTTAGATATTAGCACTTATGCTTGTGTGCTGTCATCATTTTCTGCCGAGTCGTCTGCTGCGTCGCTCCCTTTTGTTTCGGATTCGGCGCTCCCGTCTCCGGCGCTGGCGTTTGGGTCAGCTGTCTTACTGGCGGCTGTGTCTTGCGCTACCTGCACAATACGCTGGTTAATGACCTTAAGATTTTGCTCGGCCTGCTCCTTTTGAGCAATTTGGTCGTAGGCCATAGCCTTCAACTCTTTTAGGTCGGTTACGGTAGATACGTTTTGTTCTTGCATGTTAGCACTCCCTCTATTTAATAGTCTGATTATACCCTATTGGAAGTAAGGTAGGAAACTGGTTGTGCCTGCTACCTCTATCTTAATCCAGCCCACCTGAGCAGCCCCAGTCGGGCCGGAGCCACCAGTTTTAGCTAGTGTAGTTTGGGTAGTTGTGCCAGGAGTGATACCGGCTACTGCGAAGTTTACGATACCGGCTTGGGTAATAGAGAATACTGTAGACGAGCCGTTAGTAATGACTACCGAGTTACTAGATGTACCGGCGTTGGCGATAGTTAGCGGCGTACCTGTGTCAGAACCGTTTTGCTGCAAAATCTCAATATATTTGCCTCCAAAGGCGTAGTTAGTGCCGTCCTCAAGGAGCAATAGGGTACCGGCTGCACCCGTGGTGTTGTCCTGGATAGTCAGGGCAGTTGGATTCGTGGCACCCGACATAAAGATGGTCTGTGGTTGCGTGAAGGTTTGCACAATAGATAGGCCAGCTACCGTAGTGCTAGTGGCTGGAAATGTCATAGTAGTCGCATCTGTACCGGCCAGTGTCAGCGAGTTATTAACCGTAAGCAACTTACCAGTAGCGATGTTGATTCCCAGGTGCTGGACGTTCCAGTTAGCGGCAGTTGTTGGGGTAGCTACCAATGCAGTTAAGATAGCTGAGCCACCAGCTGCAATTATGATGATAGTGTTTGCGCCAGAACTCTCGATAGTCAGGGCTGCGGTAGAGTTGTTGATAAACATGTAGTCACAGCCAGCTACAACAGAGGTAGTTGGTAGTTTGACAGTCTGTGCTGTTGAGCCGGTGAACACTTGGATTTGGGTGCTGGTGATAGTAAGCGTAACCAGTGTGCCTGATGTTACGGTGGTGGTAAAGCCCTCACCTAAGTTGACGGCGAACGCATTACCGTTAGCATCACGAGTCATCAGAGTCGAGACTGACGCGGCAGAGGCTACGGCTGTGCCTGTTGGTAAAGCGTTGAATACTGGTGCAGTTGAAAATGTCTTAGCACCAGTGATGGTGTCGGCCGAGGCCAATGTCATTACGGTTGAGCTTGTGCTTGGGAAGGTCATTGTGGTGGCGTCAGTACCGGCAAAGGTCAGTGAGTTTGAGAAGACCACAGTCTTGCTGGTGGTACCCCCCGCGATCTGGAACCCAGTAGCGTTAGCTAGGAGGGTCAGGGCATTAACTGTAGTTGGAGTGATTGCGCCCAGAGTAAATGACAATGCCCCAGCCGTGTTACTAGCCGACACACCGTTGGCTGTAGTTACGGAGCTGACGAGCGTTCCAGAAGTCGGTAGCGTAACCGTAGTAGCGGCTGTAGCTGTCAGGGTGATGGAGTAAGCGCCAGAGGTAATAAGGCTACCCGTGTTAGCAATAGTCAGCGTAGCACTAGAGGCTGGCTGCGTAATCGTAACCTTGTTAATAGTGGTGACGGTGATAGCTCCGAAAGCTGGTGTAGTTGTCCAGGCCGGAGTAGTGCCGCCCATAAGAACAGCCGTTGAGCCACCGACAGCCAGACGTGCCGGAGTTGAGCCGCTTGAGCTATAAATCATGTCACCTGTAGTAGTCATCGGGTTGGTCATGCCGGTACCGCTCGGAGTGCCCCATGTTGGAGCACCGCTGGTATTGGCTGCAAGATACTGGCCGGTTGTACCCATGCCGAGTCGAGTAAGTACGCCGCTAGAGCCTCGATAATAGAGGTCGTAGGCTGCGTCAGAACCGAGGGTCATAGTCACGCCACCAATCACCGCGCCAGTACCAAGTCCACCGGAAGTGATTGTGCCGACAGCGGTCAGTGAAGACAGGGTAGCTGCGTTGGTATAGGCTATCGTACCACTAGCAGCTGGCAGGGTAGCGATATAATTGGTTGCGCTTGCGTTAGCTGTAGCTAGTGTAGTGTAGCCAGTTGAAGAACCAGTTAATTGTATGCCATAACCACTTTCCATTGTCAAGATACCATACATCTGTAAGC